CTTCATTTGTTGCCTGGTCTCTGATCCTTCGATCACGCCAGTTCCAAAACTTCTTCATCGTTTACGCTCCCTTCTGTCCGAATCCGGACTTCTGCTTTTCTGCTTATCAGGATCATCACCTGATTGCTGTTCCTCCACCTGTGTCTCTGCATAAGCCCCCGACATAGAGAGCGGAAGCATATTTCCGTTCACAAGATAAAGGTCACCGCCATCTTCCTCAGAGATCCTGTCCATATTTTCCAGCTCGCGGATATCATTGGCTGACATCCAGCCGTTCTGACGTGCCGTTGCATAGCCATTCATACGGCTTTCGTAGTCGCCTCTAAGGAATCCGTCCACGTTGAACTTAAAGAAGAACTTCTTCTTTTCATCCGCAGTAAGCAAAGCCCTCACCATCGCCTGTTCCCATCTGCAGACCCACGGGTCCAGTGTGTATTTAACAAACTCCAACGACTGCTGCTCTATATTGGAAAAGCTCGATTTATCCAGATCACCCACCATATGCGGCGGGATTCGGAATATCCTTGCGATCTCATCGATCTGAAACTTCCTTGTCTCCAAAAACTGAGCCTGCTCCGGACTGATTGAGATCGGCGTGTACTTCATGCCTTCCTCCAAAACAGCCACCTTGTTGGCATTCCCGGAACCTCCGAAAGTCGCCTGCCAACTCTCCCTCACTTTGGAAGGATCCTTTATGGTACCCGGATGCTCCAGCACACCTGAAGGTGCCGCTCCGTTTGCAAAGAACTTGGCTCCATACTCTTCGCAGGCAATCGCCATACCGATCGCATTCTTTGCCATAGCAATAGGTGAATAACCTACAAGCCCGTCAAATCCAAGCCCCGGAATGTGAAGCACGTCATAAGGCTGAAGCCTAACAGTACTTCCCTTCATGGTCTTAGCATCATCGGAAGTCAGCGTATATTCGTAGTAGAGTTTTCCCTTATCATCCCTGTCCACCTTCATGCGGTCAGGCATCAAAGGATATAAAGCCACCACTTCGCCTTTGCCGTTTCGTATGATCTGGCTGTAGGCATTGCCCCACAAGAGCAGATGCGTCATCATTGTCTCCCTGAACACAAAGGAAGTCATCTCCGGATTCGGCTCATCATGGAGCAAAAAATAAAGCGGATGATCCACCGCTTTTTCCTTACCGCCATCATCGGTATATCTGTAAAATTGTAATGGCAAGCCTGCAATCGCCTCTGACAGGATCCTCACGCAGCTGTACACCGCCGTCATCTGCATCGCAGATCTCTCGGTCACGTATTTGCCGCTTGTGCTGCTTCCCAAATAGAAAGCAAACGAACTGCCTGCCGTTCTGTCCACAGGTTTATCCCTGCTCCTAAATATTCCGCTCAGTATTCCCATACTCCCACGCTCCTATTCCCTGGTTGATTCCCTCGGACATCACCAATAATCCGATTAAACATATGATCAGCATTCAAAACCCTCCATCAGAAAACGATGAGGCCTCGCTCATCATAAACACTTCCCTGTTTCTCACCTTCATGACGGATGCACCGGTCTAAAGCCATGATTGCAGCAACAATCCCATCTATCTTTTCTTTGGACTTCGCCTTCGTCACTTTAATATTTCCAGCCGGATCCGTATCAATGACCACATTTCCAGCCATCCATCTGAGAACCGGATTTCCTCCATGTATCATCTTTCCTTCCATAAGGATCTTGTAAAACTCCTTGGAAGGTGGGCTCATATCCTTAAAGCCCTGACCAAACGGAACCACCGTAAAGCCCATTCCTTCCAAATCCTGCACCATCTGTACAGCACCCCAGCGGTCAAATGCAATTTCCAAAATGTGATATTTCTTCCCAAGCTCTTCAATGAAATGCTCGATGAAGTCATAGTGGATCACGTTCCCTTCCGTTGCCTGGATGAAACCCTGTCTCTCCCAGACATCATATGGAACCGAAGCCGCCTTCACCCTCTGTGGTATCGTCTCTTCCGGCACCCAGAAATACGGGAGCACGATATACTTCTCATCCTCATCCCTCGGCGGGAACATCAACACAAAAGCCGTGATGTCACCGGTGCTGGATAAGTCCAGTCCTGCATAACAGTCACGACCTTCAAGGGCATCCATATCTATTTTTTCATTTCCACGCATATAGATCTGCTCCGGGATCCATGCAACCGTGGATGAAACCCACATGTTGCAGCGTAACCATTTGAAGGTTATCTCATCTGCCGGATTCTGCTTTGCCTCCCTATATGCATCTCTCAGTCTCTCAACATCAACGGTATATCCAAGCGAAGGATTTACCTTATACCAGTTTGCTTCATCTTCCCAGTCCTCATCATCCTTAAGCCCATAGACTACCGGATAAAAAGTCGGGTCCGATCGCCTGCCTTCTAGAATATCTACTGCCTTCGTATGCAGCTCATATGCAATAGAATGTCTGTCCGTGCCTGCAGTTGTGATGATGAAATGCAAAGGATTCTGTCTTGCATCTGAAGATCCTTTGGTCAGAACATCGTATAACTGCCTGTTCGGCTGCGTGTGGATTTCATCAAACACCAGGCCGCTAACGGAAAATCCATGCTTGTTTCCAACCTCAGCAGAAAGCACCTGATAAAATCCTGCATTTCCGTAATTGACGATTCGCTTTGTTGCTGCCATCAGCTTTGACCTTTTCATCAATGCCGGTGACATCTCCACCATTTGTTTTGCCACATCGAAAACGATAGAAGCCTGCTGGCGATCCGCAGCTGCGCCGTACACTTCAGCGGAAGGCTCATTGTCTGCGTATAAAAGATAAAGAGCGACGGCTGCTGCCAATTCGCTCTTCCCTACCTTCTTGCATATTTCCACAAAAGCTGTTCGGAACTGTCTGTTACCATCCGGTTTAACAATCTCGAAGATATCCCGGATCAACTGCTCCTGCCACGGAAGCAGCCAGAATCTCTTTCCTGCCCACTTTCCTTTGGTATGACACAGGTTCTCGATAAACTTCACTGCCCTGTCTGCCTTTGCCTTATCATAATGAGAAGTTGGAAGCATAAACTGTGAAGGCTTATAGTTCCTTAGCTTTGGATAACCCTTTGGCCTTGTTTCCTTTGCCATCAGCTATCACCCCCAAGCAGCTCCTCCATCTCATCTTCTGACTCTTTTCCTTTTCCGGAACCGGCAATGATCCTGCTCCTGGATGAAGGCGTGAGTCCAAACTCAGCAGCCGCCTGAAGCATCAGCTTCTGATTGGTATTTGCAATGCCAACCCAAGGTG